GTTTAACTTTATCTATTTTCCCCTGCGGTTTTTTTTTACCTTTCGGGACCATCTGTTTGAATTAAAAGATTAGAAGCCCTTTGCACACATTTTTCACAACAGGTCCGAGCATCTAAAGTGGGAACATAGAATTTGTTTAAGGCTCCATCTCCCCTTCTTTCTGCAAACCACATGTGTCCGCAATAATCACAAGTTATTTCAATTTTAACCATCTTTTAATATTTTTTTAATTGTTTCAAGCCCGTTGTTTTTTTCTATAGTTAAGGAAAAATCTGCTGTGAATAAAAGACCAGCAACAGAGACTGCATTTGCAAGTGCACGAGAAATAACTTTAATGGGATCAACTATTCCCATTTTTATCATGTCTCCCGTCTCAAAGTTGGTAACATTGATTCCTTCGCCCTTTTCTCTCTTTTTAATAAAATCAACCATCGCCTCATTCGCATATCCTGCGTTTTCCAATATTTTACGGAATGGGCTTAAAAAAGATTGAACAAAAGAAAAACCAACGGTAGACAATCCGTTAGCCTCAACTGCCTTTACGGCGTCCAATAAAGCTACTCCACCACCCGGAACAAGTCCAGCTTCCATAGCACTTCTTGAAGCGTTGATAGCGTCTTCAATCCTAAGCTTTAGCTCCTTCACTTCTGCACCGGTTGAACCACCAACTTTTACAGTTGCCATTCCACCAGTTAAAACTGCTAATCTTTTTTTCAAGTTTTCAATTTCCAGCGCTGAATTGCTTGTTTCTATTTGAGTCTTAATAGTTTCTATTCTGTTTTTCAATAAAACAGAATCTTCTTCTAAAGAAACAGTGGTGTGAGATCTTGTTATGTGAACCGTTTTAGCTTGTCCTAATTCCTCTACAGAAATGCGGTTGATGTAAACTGCGTCTTCTTTATCCACAAGTTTTGCACCAGTAAGTGCACAAAAGTCTTTCAAAATTTCGGTCCTTTTGTCTCCAAAAGAAGGAGGGCGAACCCATGTAATTTTGACTAGAGACGAATTATGGGGGTCGTTAATAAATTGCAAAACTCGTAATGGAAGTTTTTCCGTTATAATAACTAAAGCCGGAACTTCAACTTTGCTTACATGGCCTTTTTCATCTAACTTAATAAGTTTATTAATGAATGGTAGCCATCTATTATCAAATTCGTGATCCTCAATGTTGTAGTTCATAACTAAAAACCGCACGTTCTCGCCTTTGTGTTCAAACCTATCGTGATCAGAAATAACTCCTCCAGCGTGCCCCATTTCAAATCTTGCTCCCTTAGATTCTTCAACTACAATCTCATCATTGACATTATCCTCAACCGAAATAGCTCCGTCTTTGCCACACTTGAACATTGCGGACCCGATCATTGCTCCGAGTTTCTCATCTTGAACTGATATTTGAGCAACTTGAATCAATTGCTCTGCGTCTTTAATTTTTACAGAAAGCTTTTGAAGCTCTGATTGAACCTGTTTAGCCTCTTCACACAAAACATGTTTCAAAAGCACCGGAGAAGCTCCGTTGATAATGTGTTTATAGCCTTCTTCTACAATCGCTCCAGCAAGAACAGTTGCACATGTCGTGCCGTCTCCTGCGTCATCATTAGTGCGGATAGAAGCCTCTTTTATCAATTGAACTGCCATATTTTCAACGGGATCAAAATAAAAAAACTCTCGTGCAATTTTAACACCGTCGTTTACGACTTCCGGTTTCCCGGGGCGTGCTAAAGACTCAAGTAAAACATTTCTGCCACGTGATCCCATTGTTGACCCGACTACATCAGCCATTTCTTTTACGGCTCTAAGTATTTGTTTTTTTGCCTCAACACCTCCAGTTATTTTTTTTGATTCCATGTAATTTTTTTGTTTAAAGTTTAATGCCTAAAATATTTTTGACCTCAATAAAATAGTGATTTACCTCTTCGTCTTCCCCTTCCATTGGTATTTTGACTGGAGAAAATCTTGTGTAATAAACTGTTTTTCCCACCTCAATCCCACGGACGACATCTCGGGGGAGAAGGTCTCCCACTGCGGTAATGATTCCCACGTCCGGATGACCTTCATTCTGCAACTCATGCGAAAGAACAAAGCCCCCAGAATTCTTTGGGAGGCGTTTGACCACTACTCTGCGTCCCAATGGACGGTAGCCATTTTTATTTTCCATAAAAAAATTTTAAATGTTTAAAAGTTGACTTGATTTTATTCTTGTTTTGGAAAAAATCAAGAGTTTTTTTATTTTCAAAAACCCCAGGAAGTTTTTTATAGCAACACGTTGGGGTTTTTGAGACTTATTTTGTAATTTCATTCTATTTTTTTAAAATTCAATTGTCAAATTTTTAAATTCGATTAATAATAAAAGCGTAAAAATAAACATGAATCATAAAACCTCCATTCTCGATTCCCAGTACTGGCTCATTATAGGGCTTGTTTTGTGTGCACAAAAACAAAACAACATGCTGTCAATTACAAAAGCCTCTAGGGAAACAGGTATTTCAAAGTTTTTGCTTAAAAAATGGCTTTACTTAACAGAAGAAAGGTCTGCTAATACAGAGTTTGCCTTTAATGTAGAGAAAAAAGGCAATTTATATACTATTAAAAATTCAAGATTTACCCCCCCACCGATTGAGTTATTGAAGGCTACAAAAGAAAAAAACACCGTCAAAAATTCAAGATTTACCCCCCCACCCTCTAAAAGTGAAAACAAAAATCAGATTCAGTCAAATAAAGTAAAGATTATTGGCTATGGAAACACAAAAAGGATGTTTTTAAATTCAAGATTTACCCCCCCACCGATTGAGTTATTGAAGGCTCTTAGCCCAAAAGAGCTTGTCATTTTTTTAAGATTTACCGGGCAATTCGTAAAAAATAAAAACGCTGTAATGTATTTATATATATATATATTAAATACATGTATTAATATATCCATAGCTAACGCTATGTATATATTAATACACTGGCGACCTCTTAAAATTTTTTTTCTTACAGGAAATGTATCGGATTCAAAAACACCCCCCCTACCCCCCCGGCCGGCGATTTTTGGAAATGAAAAAATAACCTTGATGTTGGAAGCGATTCGTCGTAGACTTGGTTTGACTTATTTTGCGGACCCCTCAAAAACGCAAAGGATGTACGGACGGCACTTGGTCTTACTCTACGAGAAACACGGAAAAGAAATTTTTGAGAAAGCATTTAAAGAATTACTGCAAAATAGTTGGACAAAAGGAAGATGTTCGTCTATTCGTTTCTTGTACTACAACATCAAGCCTTTGCTCGGAAAAGAACCGGAAGGATCTACAGTTGAATCCATCGAAGATAAATTTAATAAATTTTAAAACATGGACTACAAAAAAACATTAGAGATTGAAGGATTCACAATTGGATCAATTGTGATGTTTCCTGATCTGTTAGGAAAATTTTCTTTACTTCCCGAGCTATTCAAACACTCAAACTACCGATTGGCCTACGAGGTTTTAACCGAAATGAGAAAAGAAAAAACATCAATAAACCTTCCGCTTTTTGGTGCAAAGTTTATGGAAAAAGGCGGAAAAATTTCCGAGGTGTCAAAAGTTCTTACCACTCCGGAAGATTGTGATCCGAGGTATTTTGGCGATTATGTTCTTTTTTTGGCTAAAGAAAACATCAAGAACAAGATAAAACTCAAAACAAACAAAATTGATGAAGATGTTGATTCTTACCTTGAGGACCTTAAAAAAATTGATGTTTCCCTCCCTACTGGAAAGGCTGTTAGCTTATCGGATTCAATGGAAGCATATATGGCCCAGTACGAAGAAAACAAAAAAAGATTCAATGAAAACAAGTCTATAGGCATTCCAACAGGCTTTGATGTGATAGACATGGAAGCTCCGCTCTTGCCCGGAAGTTTAGTTATTTTGGGTGCAAAAACATCCGTGGGAAAAACCGCCTTGGCTCTTAACATCGCTGTTAATGCTGCACGGTATGATCAAAATGTTTTATTCTTTTCCGCTGAAATGACAAAAAACGAGCTCATAACAAGAGCCTTGAGCCAAATAACAAACACCCCCGCAAGCCTTTTCAAGAACGGACAAGCGGACGACGCTATTTTACGCTCAAAAAATGAAATAAACCGCTATGGCCAAAACCTAAAATTCATTGAAGCCGGGGCCATGACATCCGCAGATATTGCTAGATTATGCCGGCAAGAATCCGGACACAGAAAACCAAATCTAATTGTAGTTGACTACATCCAGTATCTCAAAGATTCAACCAATGGAAACATAACAAATAATGACAGGATCGGAAACATAACACGAAACCTCAAAGAAATAGCGCTGGAAATTGGGGCTCCTGTAATTGCACTTTCGCAAGTGAAACGAGCAACAGGGATTCCATCTCTCGCAGATCTTAGAGACTCCGGAAACATAGAACAAGACGCAGATCTTGTTTTTATTTTGCATAGGGAAGATAAAACAACAACCTCCGCTAATTTTATCATAGCAAAGAATAGAAACGGACCAGTGATATTTGATCATCTTCTCTATTTTGAGCACAAAATAATGACATACTCAGACATCGGAAGCAAGATATAGGAAACAAAATGGATAAAAAGTCAAAGGGATATTACTAATTTTTATTTTGCTTTTTTATGATTTTAAAAATATAATACAATCAAATAAACGTTAACCCCGTTACAATGAAAGCAACTAAGATTGAATACAAAATCAAAGACGTGTACGGAAAAGCCTGCATTTACATTGCGGACCCAAAACTTGAAACAGTCTTTCAAACGATTACCGGACAAAAGACCCTATCCCCGATAAAGATGGCGGCTTTTGAAGAGCTTGGAATTAAGTTTGAAAGAGTCTTTTTAGTTCTGTGCTCAAAACGAGGCTAGAGGGGAGCTCGGTAAAAAAATCCTCTCACAATAAAATTTAACAAAATTAAAATGTATACTACAAAAGCCCCTGTTCATTACGCTAGTTTTACCAAAGAACGAAGATTAAAAGTTTACAAAGGAAAAGACCTTTCTGGAAGATCTATTGAAATTTTTCCGGACGGAATTGAAGGCGTTGTAAAATCAATTAGTCAGTTTGAATATGAATACGATAACAAAAAAGACTGGGCGTGGAAGATTACCTTTTCCCATGAAGACAATGGGGAAGTTGTAACATGCGTACTTAAAATGCACAAGTGCGGAGGACCAACAAAATCTTTGCTAAACTCGCTTTGTTCGGCTGACATGATGAACAAAATAGAGCTTGAATATTGGGTAAGAGACGAGAAATATATACGAATAGGATTAAAACAAGATGGCTTTGTTCTTTCTTGGAAATATGGACCAGAAGAAATGCCAAAAGCGGAAACAATTACAACTCCGTCTGGAAAAACATTTAAAGATGATTCAAAGGTTGAGCAATGGTGTATTGATCGAGTCACGGAAATAAATAGAAACATGGGTATTAATGTCGAAAAACCCCATATTTCAACCCCATCACCACAAGAACAAGCTTTTGAGGATATTATAGCCCCTAAAGAAGACGAAGAAGAGGTTCTTGACTTACCATTTTAATTAAATATTATATGCCAACAAAAAAACTAAGAGTAGAGTATAAAAACATGGGCGTAACGTATTTAAACATTGTTGTCGATAAAGAATCTTTTACTCGTCTCAAAAAGTTTGTAAGACTTTCCGGCTACAAAACAATATCCAATTTCCTTAGAATAATTGTCTACAAAGAAACAGGATGTAACCTTACCCCATACATGGATCACTCCTTACTTTTAAAAGATGATTCTTTGCAAATAAATAGCCCTGTTTTGTTTAACGTAACAACTCATGAATAAAATCACAGACAAAATTGTAATGTTATATTTCTTTCTTATTTGTTTTGTCTTGCTTGATTTAATAGTGACATTATTCCTAACCCTACCTTAATGAAAAAAGAAACAAAACAAGACAAAAAAGTAATGTTATCAATTTATGTTCTTAATGAATTTACTTCTTTGGAAAAAAGTGGGATGACTGAATACCCAGATCAATTGGATTATCTATTTAAGAACCCGCCTATAAGTTTTCTTAAGGAAAATGAAATAAGTATGCTTAAGTACCGGGAAGTGTGTAATAAAGTGGCCAGAGAGATTTATAAGCTTAATAAATGGAATAAAGAAAGTTTACAGTCTCAAACTCAAAACTCAATTAACTAACAATTATGGAAAAAGAAATTGTATCACAATGTGCTTGGCACTTAGCCGAATACAACAAAATAGGCTGGATGAAAGACGGTAATGTAATTGAAGATGAAGCCGAAAGAGCGGAATTTGAAAGGAAAGTGGCGGAAGGGATTGCTATTGTCAGTCATGGAATTTGCGAGAAGTGCGTGCTAACCCTATATCCCGATATGTGTCATGACGATATTTAACGTTTATAAATAACCTCCTCAAAATGCAAAATGTAACAAAAGAAGTTAAAATTTGGTATGATCAAGAAGACATGGCCGTCTGTATTAACTATGGAATGGCTATGTTGTTTAGCTATAAGACCGGTATAAAAATACCTTTAGATAAAATTAACGACTACACAAAAACACTTCAAAGAAAACTAGAAGAGGGCTTTATGGGATATAGATGTGAGTTTCAAATACTTAAAAAGCCAGTAAATCCAGCGGGAGTTAAAACAATTCTTTTTACCTTTGGACCACTTGTTGTTGATCTCAATATGTTCAAGGACATTGATTATAGCAAAGAAGTTATTGGGTCTTTTCCAAAAACTCTTCCATCCTCAATAGGAGGACATCGCATTTTGGTGCTTGGGTATGATTACAGAAAAGACATGGTCCTTCTTGCTAACACTTGGGGTCTTGATAAAGTTCAGAAAATGCCACTTATAGATTTTTACAGATGTATGAGGAGGTTTGTTTTTATGGGATGTTTTCCTTTAGAAAAAACAAAAGAACCTATAAGAGATGAGAATATTAATTATTCAATCAACTCTTTGTCTTATGTTGCTTACAATGATACGCCTACAATTCCCATGAAATATGATCGCTTTGGATATGATTATCTAGACTCTATTAAAAGTTCTTTAGGAAAAGGTTTTCATCCCGGACTCGATTTTAACTGGGGAAAATTAGCGTCTTCTGATATAGGGCTTCCCGTTGTTTCAACTTTGCCGGGGACCGTTGTCTTTTCCAAAAAGAACGGAGGAAATGGAACAGGCTGGGGTAATTTAATAGTTATTAAGCACAGGCACTTAGGGCAAGATATTTATAGTAGATATGCACATCTCCAAAAAAGACTTGTCGTTGAGAAAGAAGAAGTTAAAAAAGGGCAAACAATCGGAACGTGCGGGAATACTGGAGCCTCTTTTGGTCCACACTTACACTTTGATATTTTCAGTAGTACCCCTAAAAGTTTTACAGAATATGTTTACGGTCTTAGTAAAATAAGTGTGCAAAAAAAGTATTTAGATCCGTATAGTTTTTTGAAAATAAAAAAATTGTAGATATAAAAATAAATTAAAATGACTAAACCATCACGAAAAGAAAGAATCAATCAGTTAGAAAATCCGAGCCAAAGCATTACGGAACAATGTAAAAAATTATTAGAGAAGCCACAAACACCCGAAATTAAAGAACAAATTAAAAGATTACAAAGAGAATATTTCAGAATAATGAAAAAACCTAAATAATCTTAACCAATAAAAAATGAACAAAAGAAGAGAGTTAGAGGCTCTTGAAGTCGATTTGGATCAAGCCAGACTTGCACAGAAATGTAGAGCGGGACAAGCTCATATGAGGGAAGCAAAGCTTGAACACCACCAAAATCTTGTTAAGGAAATGTTGCTAGGCGACCTTCCGGAAGTTATAGATGAGGCTACATTGCAAGAAATTGTAAGCAACATAAGACAAAAACTTGACAATCTAAATATATGAAGACATAATTTAAAAAACAAACAATATGAAAAAACAAAAACATGAACACTGACTTTAATTTAGCTCCCTTATGCACATTTATAATACTTTCTCTAATTTTTTTTAATTGTCTGGATCTCTGCTTACCTCGCTTACCCCTTTTTAACACAAGATGAACTAAAAAAAATCGAATACATCTACGAGCAAGACAATAAAATGTATAGAGTTCAAGGTTTTGCAAGAGGCGGTCATTCTTCTATAAATAAAATAACAAAAATAAAATGAAAAATATAAAAACAATGTTAAGTAGCGAGTCTGTAGAATGGGGAACACCACAAGGACTTTTTAATGAATTAAACGAGTCTTACAATTTTACGCTTGATCCATGTGCTACACCGCTCAATGCAAAGTGTCGAAAATTTTTCACAAAAGAACAAGATGGTCTCATACAATCATGGGAAAACGAAACAGTCTTTTGTAATCCACCTTATGGACGAGATATGCCAAAGTGGATTAAAAAATGCTACGAAGAAAGTTCAAAAGCAACAATTGTATTACTAATGCCTTCAAGGACAGACACTAAATATTTTCATGATTATGTTTTGGGAAAAGCTCATCTTGCTTTTATAAAAGGAAGGCTCAAATTTGAGGGGCTACAAAAAGGAAGTGGATCCGCCCCTTTTCCCAGTTTGTTAGCTTTTTACAATTGTTATCCAACTTTAAAAAAACACAATGGACGTATTATCACTCTTTGATGGAATATCAATCGCAAGACAAGCTCTTAAAAACCTAAACATTCCAGTTGAGGAATATTATTCAAGCGAGGTCGATAAATACGCAATTCAAATTTCTGAAAAAAACTTTCCAGAAATAAAAAGGCTCGGAACGAATCCGCAATGTTCAAGTGCGGTTGCGGGTCAATTGCTCGTATCCCCCGTTGCTTTGCGAAATAGGGGAGAAGGGAAACAGCCAGAATATAACAGGACCGACAAAGCAAATTCATTGACAACAGTTCAAACCGATTCAATGGTTCAAGAGGATTTTTTTATCCGAAAATTAACACCGATAGAGTGCGAACGCCTACAGTCCTTACCAGATAATTACACCGAAGGCATTTCGAATACTCAAAGATATAAATGTTTAGGGAACGGTTTTAATTGTAAAGTTATTGAGCATATTTTAACTTATATTTTGAATGAAAAAATACTTTAAAAAAAACATTACAGAAATTACAAAACTTTCAGCCATTAAGTATGGGTCTTATAAATATTCTTTTTATATCCTAAAATTTTTTCTAAAATATGGATTCAAGAAAACTTTTGGGGAAATATACGGATTAAACATCACTCGTAAAATGTTTTATAAAGAAAGTCCTTTAGGAAAAGTTATTATTTTTTATAAAGACACTCCGGCAAAAGATGTTGAAAACTTTACTAAATTTTTAAACACACTATGAACCCATTCTTACAAATAAAGAGAATAGAAAGCCCATGTTTCAAAATGTGTCCTGTCTGTATGGAAAAGTTTAAAAACCCTAAAGATATTATTAGAATGTCTTTGGTATCAGCAGACCCAGCACACAGTCCTTTTGTCTACTTTTTCTATGCTCATTTAAGTTGTTGGAGTAAGCTTCCAATAACAGAACAAGAAATATTAATGTCTATTATAAGTATTGATCATATTAATCCAAAAAAAAATGGAAACAATAAAAGGCCCTACACCAAAAAATCCAGTAAAGAAAAACAAGTGGCGAAAACTTGTAAAAAAAACGACATCAAAAAACAGTTAGCATTTCTAAGAAGAAAAATGATTGAAAGAACTCTTAAGAAATTGTTAACAATTCGTGAAAAAATAAGTATATTTAAAATGTAATTTTTTAACCCACAAAAAAATGACAGACGAACAAACGGTAGAAACTACTCCGGGAGAAACAGTTGAGGACACTGTTTCAGCGGAAGTAACTCCGGAAGAGGAAGTCGCTCAAGTGAGCGAACCCCTAGAAACAGTTGGTGTAGACCCTGTTCCGGAAGAAAATTCAACTCCAGATCCTAAAGCAGATGTTGAGCCTGCTAATGAAGCTACTGAACTTAGCGACGACGAAAAACTTTAGAGATTAAGTTGTCCACCCCCGGTATGAGAGGGCTATCTTGTACCGGGGAAAACCCATAAATTTATGCCTTACTTTAAAAGAAAACAAAAAAGTGTACCTAACCGAGTAATTCCTTATGAGGCGGATGAACAAAAAGCTTTTGTTCAATGGCTAGAAGTTAAAAAACTAAAATTTACGGCAATTCCTAATAGCACATGGACCCCATCGGGATGGCAATTGACTGAAAACATAGCAATGGGTGTACGCTCTGGCCTTCCAGACTTATTAGTAATAATCCCAGCTAAACAATCAAAAACAAAAAAAGCTTGTATGTTGTTTGTTGAAATGAAAAGAATAAAAAAATACACAATTAAAGAAGATCAAAAAAACTGGATCAATGCAATAAACACTATCGAAAATGTCGAAGCTCGTATATGTTTTGGTGCGGATGAGGCAATTGGTTTTGTTTCAGAATTTCTTACAACTCGCTCCTAATCATCTTTATTTGGGTTTTAGTGAATGTTCCTAATCCTTGAGCTTTGGTCCAAGAGTTATCTGTTAGTTTTTCATTAAGAAACTGATTAAGTTTTTCCTCGGACCAATTTTGACGCTCAATATAATCTACAACTTTTTTAGTCTGTGTAAGGTCTTCTTGTCCGCTTTTAGCTTTATTCATATAGTCTTTAGCCTCTTTCATTGTTATTCTTTTGTTTTCCCCTTCTTCTTTTAATACCCTCATGAAATCCATCTTTTCGTCTTCTGTTAAAGGAGTCTTTTTAGATTTATCAATTATATCATAAATATAATTTCTGTTGTACCTTTCGACATCAACCTTTCCAACAACTTTTCTCCAAAAAGGAATATCTTTTGTCTCAATGTTTTCTGGATCAGTTGCAAGATTGACTACAGTCTTAGCATTTCCCATTATAAACCGTCCCACACCACCTGTATATTGATTCCATAAATATTCAATCCCAGCTGGAGAAACTTCCAAAACTCCCCTCCTTCCATAACTTCCACCTGTAAATTTGCTCATATACTTAGACAAATTAACGAAGATCGGATTTTCATTTTCAGAATAGTTTAAACTCTCCTTAACCCCAGTCATGTTCATTGGGGCTATATTCCCTCCGTGCCAACCTTTATTAACATAAACTTCTTGTATTGGCCTAAAGAATGTAGGCACATAAGCATTGAATAAATCAGCTCCACCAACAGGATTATAAGCATTAATCATAGCCCCCGAGACAGATTTAAAACTATCCATAGCAACAGTCTTTCCTATAGAAAGCTCATAAATATTATCTGCCGTAACTTTTATTACATTATATCCATAAGGAAGCCCTAATTTGATGTAATTCCCTCCTCCAACCATAAATACCCAGTTTGATTCACGGATCGACGAGTCTATTTTTTCATACCCTTCCTCATCAATAGCCCTATTCCAAGATTGAAGTAATGCACTTACAACAGATATTAATGTTGTAATTTTTGCAAAGCTCTTAGGATTTGAAAGAGTTTTAATTACATTCGCAGATCCCTGTATTGAAGCATTTGAAAATGCGTAAAGAGCATTAAGGCCCGGACCAATAGTTCCTTTCTTGTTAAAATTAACAGTTGCATTTTTCGCTAATTGAGCGGCTTTCTTTGGAGAAAAACCTTGATCAATAGCAACCTTATAAACCGCAAGACGTGTTCCATTTTCTACAACATCATTGATAAAGTCTATTAACTCAAGAACTTTTTTTCCACCACTTTTTAGTTTACCTACACTATTAAGAGTCAAAGCGTCTTCTCCTTCTCTAATTTTGTTTGCGATTTCTTCTCTGTTCGATAAATTATAATAACCCGTAGTACCTCCGAGTTCCCTCATCTGATTATAAAGTTTAGCCATAGTGGTATCATTCCCCCTCAAGGCGTCAAATACTCCTTTATATGCCTCTGGAAAAACTTTTGCATTACGAGCCATGCCAAACATCCCAAACTCTTTAGAAGTGTTAAGAGAGGCCGTCTGAATATCTTTAATTGCATTGCTTATGATAAACTCTGGATTCAATGAAGTATTGATCATTGAATAAAATCTTGTAAAAGATAAAAGAGTCCTCATTGCAACATTCATAGGTTGAGAATCAAGATTCTTTAAAGCATTAGCAACTGTAGGATCTGTTATTTTTATGTATTTTTGAACTCCATCAATTTTTACAGTAAGGATATTATCCCCAGAAGGAGGCTCAATAGTCCTTATTATATCCCCATCAACTTCCATTAGCTTAAGTTTTCCACGAACCAATTTAAACAAAGATAGTTTACTATAGTCTTTAGCAAACTTATAAACCGTCTTTCCTACATTGTTTTTATGGACCCTTATAATAGCCCTTTCCCAGTTCAAACGAATTGACTCTAAAATGTTTGCAACCTCTAAATCACTTCCCTTAGCCTTTTTTATGTCAGTTCCACGAGTGTCAAACCCTTTTCCTATTCCTAAAGCTTGACTAAAGTCGCCATTGTCTGGTAATATCCTTTGTAGAGGAATATAATTTTTATACAATGTCAAAAGTGATTCATACTCTTTCTGCTTTATCATCCCGTTTTTATACAAATATTCGGGAAGTTTTTTCGCTAGAGATTGGAATTGTTGTGCTATTTTCTGCATTTCTGGGAACTGCGGTAATTGCTTTAACTCTTTCAATTTCATCCTCGCTTCTTTTGTCGTTATTCCAGCCGCCCCATCATAGTGATTTTTATTCCGTTCTTCAGCATGTGAAAGCCACAAGTAATTCTGTATTAGCTGTGAATGATCTGGGGAGAGACTGGTAAATTTTACGAGTTCATCTTGTAATGGCTTCCATTCGTTTCTCTCAAATTTTTCTATAGCCGCTGTTACTGCTCCAGAATAAAGCTCGTACTCCATATACATATCAACATCTTCTTGAACATTTTTCCCTTCTCCCATAATCTTTTGAGCTTTATCAAGCCCTATTGCTTTATCTTGAACAATAACTCTCATTCTTTCAAACTTTGTTAAATCAAAATCTACAGTTCCATCATCCGGACCATCTGTTTCAAGTAAATCACTTTCTGGAGGAGACGGCGGTAAATCTTCTATCGCTGTCTTTTCATTTGCAACTTTAAGTCTTTTAGGTTTTTTAGGCTCTTTAATTTCATCAGATATTTCTAGCGGTTTTAAGTCCTTGCTTTCGACAACCTTAAAGCCTCCATCAACCTCTACAACCGACATATCTTTATTTCCGGAAACGACAACCGCCTGCTTTTCCATGGGGGATAAATCCGGGGATTTTTCATTAATTTCCACAACATCCCCTTCTTTTATATTTGATTGATCTTCAATAAAACTAGATACTTCCTCTTTGATTTCTTCACTTGTCTTAGCCTCCGTCAACATCTCTTTACCACCAACATCAACTAAGGATAAGTCCTTAGTTATTTTTGATACCTTGACGGGTTTTAATCCATCAACTGTTTGTGCCGAGCCTGTCATTACGCTTTCCGTTTTGTTTTCTGTTGATACTTCCTCTTCTAAAACAATCTTGTTTTTATTAATTCTCTCATTTGCCTTGTCGATAAATTCTTGAGGGACCGGAACTATCCCAGCATAAACATCACGAGAAAGTTGAATATCTTTTAAATATTCAGAATATACCGCCTCGCCCATCTTATCCTTTAAGGCTTGATCTGAAAGTTCAACTACCTCATTGCTTTCAAAATATTCCCTGTATTTTTCGTAAATAGTATGAGCGTATTCTTTTTGGTAAAGTTTTTCTCTTGTATGTACTTGTATCTCCGTAAACATCCCGGAAGATAATTCTTTCTCAAGATGAACACCATCATATCCCCACATAGAAGGACGAGTCCTCATATCATCAATACTCTTTTCGGAATTGTCTTTTTTGTATTCACCTAAAACATTATCAATATTTTCAGTAACAATAGTCCCTCCAATCATATCATTTAAAGTGCCAAGTGTCTTTTCTCTCTTTCTCTTAAGCTTTGAAGCCACACTCTTAGATTCTTTTACCCTGTAAAAATATGCCTCTGATTGAGTTTTTATAGTAAGATCTTTGACGGACTGATCATATTCTGAAACATTAGTATTGACAAAGCTAATAAAATCATCTATCCTTGTAGTGTCAACTAATCCATAGCCCATGTCAAATCTCTCAAGAAATTTCATTCTCTGGGAAGAAAGAGTCTTTGATTTTTCATCAATGCTCTCCAAAGATTCATCCGGCAAGGTCTCTGAACTCTTTAAGGACGGAACATCCGCCCCTGTTAAAGGTTCACTTTCTATGCTGGATTCCATCATGACCGAAGGCAAAACGTTCTCTTCTAAGGAAGAAGCTTTTGAAGCCTTGACGGTCTGATCTTCATCTTTCCCTTTTAAAACGATAAAAGTTTTATTCTCTTCAAGAAGCTGTTTTTCAAGTGCCTTAAAGTCGTTTGGCTCCGGATCCTTCTCAATAAATTCCGGTAAATTTTTCGATTCTTCTTTTAGCCGTTCTTCTGATTCTTTGTTTTTAGCAATTGTAGCCTCTAAAACTTTTTCGAGTTCAGATATTCTAGCCTGATTAACTTCTGGATCAACATTCCTTTCTTTTAGCGTTTCAAGAGTTTTAGTTGATTTCTTGTTCTTTTTTCTGTAATTATCCATATTCCAAGACTCGGCATTGCGTGGATCATCAAGCCACTCTTGAGTAACTTGTATCTCCGCCTCTGCTTCCTTATATTTCTTAGTCTGTTCTTCCAGTAAAGCTATTTCACTTTTAAGTCCATTAATTTTAGTGTCTGCCCTTTCTTTTTTAATTGCCGTTTTCACTTGAAGCTTAAAGGCTGGATCTGTAATAAGATCAGATGTCATTGATTCATAGTCCATGTTGTCCCCTTCAAGTGTTTGAGTTATAGCGTCTGCATTTGCAAGTCTTTTAGTTTTTGTATCAAGCTTCTGAAAAAGAAACGAATCTACAGAATCTTTTAAAGATAAAAAATTAATTCTTACATTTTTATAAATATTTCCCTGTCTATGTATTCGACCCTCAACCTGTATCACGTCTGTAGGCGTCCAGGGGTAAGATGTAAGATATAGATCTGTAGACCTCTCTTGTAAATCTACCCCTTCTTTAATTGCGTCTGATCCTATAATTACCTTTACTTTTCCTGAATTAAAATCTTTCTTGACTCTTTCCCTTACGTTGTCATCAATTTTCCCGTGAATAATACCAACCTCCGATGGTTTATATTTTAACACATCAACTAGGTATTCTCGAAGTAGAGGCATTTGATCAACCTCATAAGGAAAATAAATAACTTGTCCTGTTTTTTTTCTGTTCGCCTTGATCATCGTCATCATTCCCATTAGTTTTGGAGAAGATTCCACAAATTCTTTTGGAGTAGGCAATGGACCGTTGTAGTATCTTGAAAGATAAGGGGAAAGTGTTATTTTTTTTGCTTCATCTATATACATAAGTGATCCCCCTTTGTTTTTTAGTTTGGGATCTAGGAGTTCTTGTGCTTTTTGCAAATACTCAAGTTGCTGTTTTGTAGCGTTAAATCTGTAGTCTTTTTTAAATTTTGTAGGCCTTATAACTCCATAATCTTCTCCATCCTTGAAATCTATATATCTTTTTATAAGCCCCTTTAAAATATCCTTGTTCTGCCAATCTTCAACAACATCCGCCAAATCATATTTACCTCCAGATTTTACAACATACTTTTTAGTGGTCTTCAAAAAAGTATCCATAAAGGTATTAATGTTATCTACACCCATTGCCTTCATGTCCTTCATCGCAACAAGAGACAATACATTGTAAAACTCCAAGGGGTTGTTTGTGAACGGTGTAGCTGTCAATAACTTAACTCCTCTTCCGTCGTTTTTATTTTGAACATATTGAGATAATAACCACATTTTAACCCCCCTTGCGGAAGACTGCCCTGTTATTCCTCCCCATCTACCCGATTGTGCTTTGCTGTCGCTGTCTTTGTTTTCCTTAGCTCTTGAAAAAATGTTCTTAAACTTATGAGCCTCATCTACGATTAAATTATCAAAGCCCAAATCCTCAACTTTTATTTCCGCCCGGATTTTTCCTTTTCCTGAAATATCTTGAATTTGCTCCATTTTTTTTGCTCTTGCCCTTTCTGTTTTATTTCCCACTTCCGTATAAGCATTATTAATTTCCCCAAGTAGACTTGATTGAGTTTCTGGTTTAAAACCTAATTGAGCAATAGCCTCATAAGTCATTACAGTAAAATCTCCATCATTGATCTTAGCTTTAATATCGTCCGCAGATTTTATGCCATACCCCACACCCAAGTTTCCAAGCCCTACGACTTTCTGTTTAGGGAAAAGTAAACGGATCTCTTCAATCCATTTATTATAAACTCCTTTTGGAACAATAAACAAAGGTCTTTTATACCAACCCTTCTGAACATCTTGAGCGGTTGATATTATGGCCATCATTGTTTTACCCAATCCCACACCATTTGCATTGATTCCTGTTCCTCTATTTGAGAGAAAGCCAATAGAATCTATCTTATATTCCCCAATCTTCAAGCCCCTTCCCCCAAAAGTCATATCAAGACCATCTACGAATAATGGTACCTTCTTGTAATCCGGGGAAACAAAACCATTTTTTTCTTTATTGAACTGATCTTCTATTTTAGTCTTAGTGTCTTTATCAAGAGTTTCTAAAAATTTAGGAAACAATTTTTCCGCAACATGTTTTCTTCTCTTCTTAATAGTATTTGCCAAAACAACATCCCCTCTTGTGTTGACTCGGTCCCCCCTCACATACCCCATAGTCTCCCACATATCAGAAGGTGCGAAAGCGTCTCTAGGGAGTCCTCTAAGATAATCAAGAAATCCTTCTTTTAAAGTAAGAGTCTCTACATCAGATCTAGCCGTGGAGGTTTCATATTTAAAACTAGAAGCAAAATCCCCTAAAGGATTGAGATAGATGTTCTCTAATTTCTTTGGCTTAGGTAAAATTTTCTCAAGCTTTGCTCTTTGCTCGTCTTTTTTCTCTTCAGAAATGTTTTCATTTTCAAGTGCGTCTATTTTTTCGTAAATATTTCCCTGTAAATAATCAAAGTCATCAAAGTATTTTCCGTTAAATATATTAAGAGTGTTAATTTCAGCTCCTGTTAAGTTTTTGATAACGAGACTTCCATCAGCCGACTTATTCCTCCAAATATTCTTATCAGCGTCTGTAAGGTGCATTGTGCTAAACAATTGACCTGTTTCCTCTCTTAATGAGTATTCCTCTACTTTAGCTGTTGATTCGGTGCCTTCAAGTGCTTTTTTCTTTTTAGTTATCTTTTCAGTAACTTCCTTGAAAACTTTCGGTCCGTTATCTTGAGACTCTGTTAATACTATGTTGTCTAAAACATCCTCATTCCCAGTAACATACACTTCCATCTTTCCAAATCTTGATTTTCTTTCTTTTGTTTCTCCTAAAATTTTTGATTTATTTTCTTTAAAATAAGAATCTCCTGCTAAACTATCAAGACGTTGCTCTAAAAGGTTGTCGTCCGCAGTAGTATTCTTTTTAAATACTAAAATATCTGTACCAATAGAAGTCTTGTCAAAAATCTTTTCCGGTAAACGGTAAGCCTCTACAAGCTCCCCACTTTTAGCTATTTGTTTTTTTGAATAAGACACTGTCGTTTTCAAAAATCCACTAGGGACCACCATTACAACTAGGCCATTATCCTTTGCTAAATCTAGGGACCTTTTAATGAAATAATCCTCATATTTAGAGATTTTTGATTCTTCCCCTAACCCTTTATAATACCCACGGTGTTCTCCGTATGGCGGGTTTCCTATAATTAAATTGTATGTATTTTCTATTTCTATAGCTTTGCCAGTTTCTGTTACAAAAAGATTCTCAAAAGGCATTTGTTTAACATCTGCTTTTTTTCCTAATACTATTTTTGCAATTTTGGAAGATGTATCATCTATCTCAAGTGCCGTATATTTAACATTTTCATCCGGTCCACGATCAATAAACCTACCCACTCCCGCACTAGGCTCAAGAACTGATCCGCCCGTGAATCCATGCTTTCTTGCAAGAGCCCACATCTTATCAATAACTTTTGGAGGGGTGTAGTATTCATCAAGTAAACCTCTCCCAGCTTCTCCAGATCCACCCATTCCACTATAACTTTTCAAAAGCTCTATATCCTCATCGGTAAAATCTTCTGGCTTTTTTCCAGAATCTAAAAGTTCTTTAGCCTTTTTATTTAAGCCCCCCTTAGATGTTCCAGATCGCTCTCGATCTGCCCCCAATATTCGCTCTCTTTGGCTAGGGGTTCTCTGTCCGCTTTCCGGAGATTGTTGATTGTCTGCATATACCCCTCCGGATTGTTCTCCTGATACTCCGCTAGGAGAGGAAATTTGTCTTTTGGAACTTGTATCATTTGTGTTGTCTTTTAAATCTGATTCTATTCTATCAACATTTGAGTTACCTGTCAATTCCTCCGCTCTCCAATATAGCTCACTTTCTTCCCCAAGTTGAGTATTTTGAAAGTTATTAGTCAAAGGCATGAACAAGGAAACAATCTTTTCCCCTTCAAAAACCGCAATAGAACTATCTGAACTGCCGTTATATTTAAAGCTTGCTAAAGGGTATTTCCCTTTTATATAATCAAAAATTTGTTTCTTAATAACAACCCCTTCCCCTACTTTCGAACTAGGCTCTCCCATCCAAACAAGCTCTAGTTTTTGTTTGCCTTTCCCATTAAGAGAAGCCCCATTTGTATAAACCGCTTTGGTGCTTAATGGTTTTAAATCGCCTTCCGGAACTATTCTATCAATATTCTCTTGAGTAAGAACCCTACCAGAAGTGTTTTTATTCTTTGGTGCACTAACTGTTGAATTAAATTCAAGAACAACACCATCTGTTGTAACTCTTTCCCCGTGATAATCCAGTTCATAAAAGAAATCACTGTTATTATAAGCTTGAGCCTCCGGGACCTTTCTAGTTGGTTTGTATTCTTTTTCTTTACTCACTACTGGGGCTGTTGTAACTTTTTCCGGAACAGGCAATTCCCCGGGAATATCTATGCCAGGTCTTGAGCCTGCGTCTTGTAGTCCTTTATAATTTGCTGTTCTCTTTTCTTTAAACATTGAATCTACTTTGTTTTTAAACATTCCAGATTCTGTTCTTGTAAAACTGTGTAAGTATGAAGCTAAAGCTTGAGCTTGAGTGTCATCAACACCAAGCTTTGACTTCAACTCTTCTTTGGCCTTATTTATATTCTCCTTGTCTTCAATAGCTTGTTTTGTTTGATAAACTGCCGTTGCTCCACCTCCCAAAACTGAACCGAGTAAGAAAGCTTCAACAACTCCGTCCATTATTCCCCGTGTATGATCATATCCAAATTTTGCCACGGCATTTTGCCACATAGTTTGAACAACCTCTTGAACACCTTCCGTGATTCCAGAAGACACCGCATTGCCTGTAATGGCTGTTGCGACAGGGGCTTTTAAAGTAATATTTTTAAAGAGTGGAATTTTGTCGGATATTTGTTTTGCTAATGGTTTGGACCAAGTATCCATAAGAGCGTCCCAACCTATTTTTTCCAAAGCAAAAGTAACAGAAGCGTCTGCACTTACAGACATAAGAGCTCCGGATGGACTTTGTGTTTTTCTTGCCTCATTGTAAGTATCAAGACTGTCTAGGGATGTTCCAAAAGCGGCTAATGCTGTAGGATTTTTAGTTATAACCGTAGCCGCAACCGTAGCCAAAAAAGAAGCGGAAGATTGTGCTATGTTGAAAACCTCCTTAACAAGTTCACTCTTTCCCTCTGTTGCAAGTCTTCTAATATCCTCATCCTCTATCTCAACATCTTTTATTGTGTCCATTGCCCAGTTATACAAAGGATTCCGTGCAAGCGTGGAGTTGTAATAAACGTCCTCCGTTTCCCCTTTCATAACTGAATACTCTTCTCTTGCTTGTTCAAGTTCTGACATGTTTCTTTTTCCAAACATATCAAGTTGCCCAAACGGATCCATGTTAATATTTTCAGCAATTGCTCTAATTGAAGTTGGAATAAGTTTTTTTGCTCTCAATATAGTTCCAGATTTTATTCCTAAAACTGTAGCATTTCCCATATCCCAAGCCTCTTTAGCTCTCCTTATATTTGTATTATAAAAATTGTAATATTCTTTTGCTCGCTCACTGTCTTCTTGTTTCTGTTTCGCAGATCGATTGTCGTTTTTCAAACTAGAAGGTAATACACCTTTTGTAGGATCTTCTTTTATCGAAAAATTTTTAACATTTGTCGGACTAGGAGTAATTCCTTTATTAATCAAAACATTTTCCGCCATTGATGGACTTAAGCTCGTGTTCCCATATAAAGGCTTTGGGGTGTTTGTTATTTTAGTGATAGGGACCCCGGGATATTGCTTTGTAGTTCTAACATCTGTTATTTTTTTCGCTGATTTTTTTATATCAGCTTGCTTTTGTGTTTCTGCAAGACCTGTACCAATAACATTGACCGTTTTTACTAACTGATCTTTCTTTTTTTGAAGATCTTTCCAGTTTAATACCATTTTTAAAATGAGTTAAATACTACCAAGACAAACTTCCCCAATCATCTCCACCCGAACTAGGGGCCTTTCCAGTTCCTATACTGTTAATTATAGGAGAAGTAGAAGTGTCCTTCAATAAATTCTTTTGAGTGTTTTGGACCACAAAATCAGTAGCAACAGATCCACCCGGAGTATAATTATCAAAATATTTATTAACTGCCATTTGGCTTTCTTGAGGCTGATTGAACACCGCCTCTCTAAATAACTTAAGCATGAAGGCCTGTTCTTGATCATTTGAATACTCATTCTTTATAGTTTTGACCGCCTCCTCATATCCTAAGGTTTCCGCAACTTGAAGGAATCCGTCAATTTCAGAAGATCTGTTTGATAAATTGTTTCCGCCAGGTCTCCAAAATCCAGTAAGTGAAGACAACTTAACCGTGTGAGTTCTAACTGTTTCATCGAGTTTCCAGTTGGAATCTTTTATCACGGCTGTATTAGAGGCTGTATCTGCCGAGACTACAAACCCAATATGACCAGTCCATGAATAAGGCATAACGAAAACATCCCCAGGTTGAGGGACCTTAATAGTAGAATCCATCTTTGACATTTTAGACTCATAAGAATCCCCTACTCCAAGGCCAGTGTAATTATTAACAAACCGCCCACATTGACCACCTTTTGCTCCATCCGGAACATTAAGAGCGTCTGCGGGAGTTCCTACCTTACCAGAAACATCCGTAGAAAATTGTTTTGTCTCTTTATTGTATGGCTCATTTTTTCCAGTTTTGGGATTGTATTCCGTATCCCAAACATCTTCTGCTTTTGTAACCTTTGCACTATCAACTGCTCCCACATCATACGTCTCAAATTGGCCAGTTTTGGGATTATAAGTTATAGCCGTTACATTTCCATCATTGTCAGTGTAATACTTAAAGTCCGGAGATTCTTCTTTTGTGTTTGCCTCTTTGTATAAAGCCATTGCCTCTCCAGCAAAAGATTCCGGCATATTCAAGGATTGAGACAATTCCTGCATTCTTGTCTTTACATCTTCCGGTAAGTCTGCATAATCACTTGTTGAATAAGTTTTCAATAAAAGATCTAAATCTTCTAAGTTTGATGATCTCTTTGTAGCCTCTAAATCAATTTGAGCTTTTTCATATTGAAGAGCCCCTATACTAAACTCTTGAACTTTATCTAAAAGACCAAGACTTAATTCATATTTAGTCTCCGCCGAAGTCATGTTTATTTGTGCAATGGTGTTGTTGTAATTATCAACCGCACTATTTATGGCGTTTATTTTATCAATTTCAGCCATGTCTTCTTTTGCATTAATCTCCATTAAATACCCCTGTAAAGCCGCATAATTTTGTTGTGTCTCTTCTGCCTTCCATTGCTCGATCTTTCTTAAATCAAGCTCATAAGCCTGATTTATTTCGATAACTTTATTTTGAAGCTCCGTGTCTGCATTTACTGCGTCTTTGCTTAATTGATTGAGTGCGGCCTCTCCTTTTACAACAGTGTCCTCAAGGTTTTTATTCGCTCCAGCCGATCCATACCCATAGATCATACCCATTGCTGTTTCTGCTTTAATCGTGTTTCTAGTATTTGCAAGTTTCTGTTGCTCCTTCATTGCGTCATAACTTTGTTGAACTTTAATTTGTTGAAGTTCAATTGCTTTTTTATTGGCGTCATAAGCATTTTGTATTTCTTGTTTTTGGATAGCGGAAGATTCTGCAACCAAAGCATTTTGTTGTGCCGTCAATTGTTCTTGAAGTTGTCTTAGCTGTGCTAAGTTTTCCATTTCTAATGTATATTTCTGTTCAATAGCCGCCATTTTTTCCTCTTTCCCCTCTTCCATCATTCCCTTAATCTCATCCAAAGAAGCCTTGTATTCGTCAAAAGCTTTGTTTGCATTTTCCTCATAAGAATCATAATCATAAGGACTTTGACTACCCGAAACACCACCACCCGGAGTTTGACCATCCACACCCGATACTCCAGCTGTTCCAGAAGCAAATTTGTTAAAATATGCCGTAATATCTTGCTCATTAAGGTAACCTGCTTGATAGTTTTTTAAAGCCTCATTGGCTTGAGCCTCTGATAATCCACCCGCAATTGCCTTAGCTTTCAAAGTTTGAACACTTGAACTGTCTGCATACCCGGATTTTGCTGTTGATCCTGTTGTGTTTGTAATTTGAGTCCCGGTTATAACATTATTAATTGGGACCGGGGCCGGTTTAATCGTAGGCTGTTTTTCAAGCTTAGATGGGGCCGGATTAATGGCGCTTTGTTCGACCTTTGGGGCGTTAGTCACCGTAGTTGCCACTACGGGCTTAACAGAGTTAATGACCGCGCTATTTGTGACCGTTCCACCTGTAGCAACTGTATTCTCCGCAATCTTCTTATTAGTTCCCGTGTATATTGTAGGCATATATTAAGTTAATTTATTTAAAGTTTTAAGCCAATGGCCTAAAAAGTAATCCTCGATAATTTGTTCCCGTAAAAGTATACGATTCACCGCTCTTAACGGGGAAGCACCTTGCAACTCTAACGCCATCTGCCGACTGCATAGACCCAGCTTGAGCGCTGTAATTTGCTCCGTTTAATGTAATAGTTGCCACTCCAGTTGTCGTTCCACCAGTCCAGTATGTGTAAATTATCGCAAAACCGTCACTTGCAAATGTTCCACTACCATCCGCGTTGGTATGTAAAGCACTTTCGTTCCCCATTGTTTTTGGGGCGACCCACTTCAAGCCACCAGCCTCTACACTATCTGCTGTCAAAACTTTCCCGTTTGTTCCAACCCCCAGCAAAGTCCCCGTTCCATTTCCAGAGCCCACATATAAATCTCCTTTCGCATCAAAATCTTGCAATAAGTTTCTGCTATAATTCCCCTCGGCATTTAGTTTTCCAATTTTTCCCGAATCTGCACTTGCATTTATAACTTTATTAGTAACGACTCCATTTCCAGTATCTCCATCCATATTTGGATCTCCTGCCGTAGCGCCTGAAATATCCGTACCACTTCCAACTGCACTTAATACTGTAATTGCGCTTGATGAAGTTGTGTTTCCCGAAGTGATAATAAATTTGTTTGTAGACCAAACACAAGTCTCTAAACCACCCGTAACTGCCCTAATCGCTGTTTGGATTCTACTTGCCACATCAGCCATAGAGACTGTATCAACTGTATTTATTCCAGTTATATTTCTCAAAGTTCCATCAATAGTACACCTGAAAGAACCATCAGTAAGAGCGCCCCACAATAGATAATTAGAAGTCGCGGACGTACCCGTTGTTAAGTAGGCCGGAGTATATATTGTGTGGTCTGTAATAAAAGAGACACCGGACAATTGATTGACCTCACTTGCCGTTGCCGTTACATCTGAAATTGCCGTTGCCAAAGGCTGTGGAAAATCTGCAACACCAGCAACTTCATCCTCCACAAATTTCTTAATAGCCTTTTGAGAAGGGACCTTTGTATCAGAATTAGCACTTAAGGTGTCATCCGTGTCTATGTCTGCCTTTAAGAAAAAATTATCATCTACATATTTTTTATTAGTAAAAGCCTCATCCTCTGTTGGTGCCGAGTCATCAGAACTTCTTGCGTCATCAAAGGACCACTGACCAGTAATAATCTCATCCTCACTCCTGTCTGTTTTTTCATTAACGATATAATGAACAATTGTAGATTCTACAGTTTCTCCATCTGAATGAGCCTTTTTATTTGCCAAAACCTCCGTATCTGTAAGGGCTGTTTTTGACAAGCCCCTTAAACAAGATACTAATTGTAGACCTGAAATGTTTAAGTACTTGATGTCTTCCTCATTGGCCGTTCCCCTACCAATCGTCAAATATCCGATAGTATTAACAGGAACTGCGTCAACAGTTATTGTTGTTAAAACGTCCGTAAGTTCTCCATTCAATGTCGTCTCAAATCTTGTTTGTACTTTCATATTTTAAGAAGTTATATTATAAGAATTTAATCCACGTGGAATGTAATATATTTTAGCCTCATCTATAGCCACTTTTTTTGCATTAAGAGAAGAATCAAATTTAAGACCAAACATTCTTGAGTTTGAATTACAAGAGAATTTGACATTGAACCGGTAAGTTGCGGGACCGTCGGAGGATTCCCCGTTGTACCCAAAACCACCAACCAGATCATCACCAAATTGCAAGAAAGCGTCTTCAACTTCCCTATCAACCACTGCCATTTCCGCCTCTGTTGGTTCGGGAATAACATGCGTTTCTAAAACTTGCCTATCTTCCCCCAGTAAATTAAGAACTATTGTAGCCCCTTTACTTCTTTTTCCTCTCACAACCAAATACCTTGCATGTTTTTTAATATCCGGAGATCCATCGTCAAACAATCCAGTAGTAGCGGACCAACTCATAGCAAAACCGTTATCTGAATACCCAACATTATCTCTATATATTTTCTCGGAAAGACCATCTGTAACAAAATACAAATTCCCAGTATTGATACAATAATTTGTTTGAGAGGTGTCTTTGTCAAAAGACCACATCTTAGAGTTAAAATCCCAAACAAACTTAATATTATTGCTCGCAGATCCCAATGTCTTCAATGAAAGTTTAAATATTCCTTTATGATATACGGCTACTGCACCAGATTGATCTGGATCGAGTTGTTTTTTATATCTTGCTAAAGTATTAGAAAGATCTCGTGTTCTCGGAGATTCAGAAGAATAATTAGCCTCTTGACCCAAACTTCTTATTTCAAGGTCCGGAGTTAAGAACCAAATATCATTCTCGACAAGTGTTATAGACTTTTGACCAACTGCACCTGCTGTTACTGCTAAAGGACGATGAATAGCAACGGGAACTACTCCCGATAAGTCAAAGTCATAAAATTGCTCAATTGCGTCTGCTTTAAAAGCATACAAAGAAGTGTTTAATTTTTTAAGCCCCGTGAGTCTTCCTCCCGATCCAATAAGTTCTGCACCTGCACCACCTACAGTAGTCCAGTCTTCTATATATTCCGGATTGGAAGCCGTTGCTGTTCTTGAATATAAAACAGTTGATACTGCTGTACTTGATACCGTCCACATTTTCTCAAGCCAAGTTTCCAAAAACATTGCTTTAGGGGAATCAGCTATAACATCAAAGCTAGTATCTGTAATTTTCCCAATTAAATTGTTTCCATCACAAACATACAAACTATCCCTGTAAGGTAACCCTTCAACCGCAGAATCTGTAGCTGTCCACCCCGTAGGAGCAATTGTTTCCACATCCATTGTGTTTGGATCTATTCTATGAAAATTTGAATTATAATAAGCAACTAAGTATTCAGTATTTCCCAGAACATGATTATAAACAGGATAATTGAAAAGCCCTTTGACATTAGTGCCACCCGACAACCCCTCATAAAAAGCTTGATACCCCGGTCTATTAGTAAGTCTAAAACCATCAAATCTGCAATTTTCTGCATAAAACAAAGAATCATAAGGAATCCGGTTTTCTTCTCCGAAAGCATTTACCCCTTTAAACAAATAAAAATCATGTTTTGTGAGTCCTTTTTGCATTAGTCATAGATTGTCGGCCTTGTAGCCCCGGGCCGACTTTTAACGGGATTGTTTTGTTTTGCTATGAACTTTTTGAGTTCAACTTGATACCTTTGAAAGTGATAATCCCAACCAGATCTCATATCATCCCGTACTCCGAGCTTAGCAATAGCTCCTGATCCTAATAGTGCCGGTCTAAAACTACCCGGAATTAAGGACGGCTTGTCTGATGTTGTCGAAAGTGCAGTCAATAAGACTTCATAAAAGAATGAGAAAATTCTGCTATCTGACGAAGATACAAAGATTTTGTTTTTAAAAATTGTATAAGAAAAACTCAAAGTGTTGTTGAAAAAACTTCCAGGCTCTACATAAGTATATGGGACCAAACTTGTAAGGATCGGATTCTCAATTCCTCCATAATTAATATCTGCCGGGACCGAATATCCAAGTTTTACATTTTCGTTGGATAGATGATTGGTTTTTAGCCCTGTAACACCAGTTAGTTGATTAGAAGACTTTCCTGTATAAGTAAAAAAATCATGCCCATCAATACAAGCATACCCAGTGTTTGGCCACTCACTTGCGTCTACAAGATTCAAAGTGACTGCTCCTGCTAAAATATCTCCATCTAGTAACTGATCTTCAACAACCGAAAAAGAATAAGTAGATCTTTTATCAAAAGATACAAGCTCCGGAGAATTAAAAATATCCATGTAAGTCTCATTTATCTTGTCTTCTACATTATCTACTGACATTTCGAGACTCCCCGCAATAGGCTCCTTATATTCAGTGAGAATATAATTAGTTAAGTCCCCCAATGTCATGTCCATATTTATGTAATTTGCCATTTTATCTATTATATTTATTATTTTTACATCCACTAATAGTTACTGACACTTCATTCAAAACCTCCGTGTGTTTATCCAAAACTTTTACTAAGTCCCTATAGGCCATTTCAGTATGTGCAAAGTGATTGTTCATTGTTTTGTTAAAGAGTACTGCAAGCCTATAAAAGAGAAACATAAGCCCCGCCGAAACTCCTACGCTACCCGCTTCTGTAATGACTTTTACAACTTCTAGATTCATTTAGATGATGTATTAATGGCTTTTGTTATTTGTGCAATTATAAGGCCTACAAAAACAATTACGGTCTCCTTAACTCCAAACTGCGGTAAAACTTCCAAAACAACACCCCCAATTATAGGTAAAGCCATACCAGCGATACTCCAATACAAAGCTTTCATTCTTTTATGAGTGAAAACCATTTTTAGAAAAGACCATGCGTTTTGTGATGTTTTTTTCATATTAATTAATTATTTAATTATTTCGAGTGAAGGAGTTACCTCCCCTAATATTTCAAGAATTTGACTTGTAGCAAGATCTGCGTCCACTTGTGAAACATTTAAAAAGTCTGACTTACCATCTTTTAAATCTTCCTTAACAACAATGACAGGATAAACATCTTTGTTTACCCATTTTATATTAAATCTCACTTTGTTACATCCTTCCAATCCCTCTTCACAAGGCTCCCCTTTCTCGTTTTCAAACCTTTCTTCAACTGTTTGAAAATCTTCTATTATTGAATTTTTAACTTGTGTGTAAATATTTTCATCTGCACATAAGTGAACCTCTCCAATACTTGTATGTAATTTGTCCGGACCACACAAATTATCCACGTAAATAACTGCTGGAACCGCAGGCACTTCCTCAACAATCGGTGTTTCTTCACCCTCTTTGAGTACTTCTTCCCCTGTCAATTCAGTTGCTGTATAAGTCAATCCGCTTGATATTATAACCGCCCCTGTTAGTAATGCTGTTAATTGTTTTGTATCCATGTTTAAAAATTAATAAAGTTTAGTAATAGAAATGTTATCAAGTTCAGTCCAGCCAAGCGTTGTATTGATGTTAAGATAGGCAATTTGTGCCGAAAAATTCGCTTTAAGTGTTACATCAAAATATTGCCAAGCTGTGCCAGCTGTGCACCCTAAATCAACTGATTCAAAACCGATTAAATTTAGGCGTGGAATTGCTGCAGCTCCATCACCCCTGCACCAACCTCTGTATCTATATGTTGTTCCAGCCACTACATTCGCACTTGTCGCCATTCTCCCATTAACACCAGCACTAGTGATTCTTACTGCCTGAGTGCCTTCTTGTTCTGGAACTCCTGCGACTTTTGTTAAAGTTGCCCCATTTTGTCCAGAAAATGATGCTGTACCAGTCATTTCAAAACTGCCGTCATTAACAAGTTGTAAATCCCGATTCTGCACCGTTCCGTAATAGCGAGTGACTGACATATTGTCCCATTCAGTATAAGCACCGTCATTTTGTCCTGCATAAAGCCAGAAAGTCCCAGTAGTGGCTGGCGTATATACAACATCTATACCCTGCCAACTTGTAGAAGTCGTGCCAGTCCATGGAGCTCCTCCAGTACTACCCGTAGACTGTAATATTATTGGGGCATTAGTACCGTCACCCCTCGCTCGCCCTGTTATTTTATAAGGAACACCAGCAAACAATTGATTAGTTAATTGCGAAGCACCTGCCCCAGTTGTATTTCTAAAAAGCCTCAAAACTCTCGACCCTTGCAAGTCACTTGCTCCTGCTTGCTTTGTCCCAGTTGTCGCACCTGTAAAAGACCAACTTGTTGTACCTGTTGCCTCCATATCTCCGTCTGCTAATAAGTTTACATCTCTATTCTGCACCTTGCCGTAATATCGGGTGACCGAAATGTTATCCCATTCACAATATTGGTCGAAAGGAGCCCCACCCCCCTCATTATTATATAATGCCAAGTACCCATCTAATGTCATCGTCGACACAAAATCAAAAAACTGAATGGCTGTTCCTGTTGTTCCACTCCATAGAAGTTGTGAAGTGCCAGTTATCCTATAGAGGTATGGATTGAGCGTAGCATCTGAACATCTCACTTGACCGCTTATTCTGTATTGCGAGCCAGCAGTTACCATGATATGGGGATTAAACCTTGCCGCTCCCTGTGAAGCCCCGTTATTTGTAACCCGTAAAACTTGAGTTCCTGTTGTATTTAAAGCCCCAGTTTCTTTAGAAAGTACGGCTGAATTAATTGTAGCAAAAGCAGTTGTACCTGCCTTCTCCATATCCCCGTCTGCTGTAAGGTTTTCATCCCGATTACTCACCCCTGCACTCGCAGGAATAACCCCGAGCAAGAGCGTTAGAATTAAGACTGCCGATATTTTTTGTAATATTTTTTTCATAAATCAAAAGTGTTAGTTTACGCTTCTCGAAACTTCTAGCCAAGCTTGTCCGCCTGCTGTTGTAGACAATAAAGTCAACTTCAAAACATCGCCTGCTGTACAAGATAAATCAGAACCTCCTGCAAGTTTAATTGTTATATTCGTTCCACTTGTCGCTGTTCCATTGTCTATAGTTACGCTTTCATTACATACAAGAGTAATTTCTGAACCCTCTTGCCAACCAAGATTAGATATTAAATCTACTTTTGTTGTTCCTGTAAGCTCAAAAACATTTCCGTCTGTTGGAATTACAATGTTAGTTGCACTTGCGATATCTGTTCCTTGTTTTGCCTGTATTCTTCCATAAGACCTTAAAGCGGGGACTCTTAATTCCCTGTTCTGTAAGCCTCCTGCACCGTCTGCTTCACTGTAAAAATTACCCATCAAAAAACCATTATTCAAAATCGGTAAGCTATGAGCTGTGCCTGCTGGACTTGCCGAAGTTGTCGTCATTGTTATCCAAGGTACATCTCCACGGTTTGTTGCCATTGTTTGACCGCCTGTAAAGATTGTGTCTCCGATTTCAATATCTTTAGTGATTAGAAGTGAATCATTGTCTGTAGATAAACTTAAAGGCGTTGTATAGGCGTCTCCGATTCTAACTTTGCCTGAGCCGTTTGGTACGATTGCAAGCGAAGCATTTGAGATTGTGCTAATTGTCGGACTGCCACCTTGAAAGCCCATTGTATTAATTCCAAACTTAATATAAGACAAACCATTTGCAAAAAGGTCAATAACATTATCCGCTGTACTTCCGAATCCTGAATTGCTATCTGCGTCCATGTAAACATTTCGAGCGTTTGTTATGTTGAAGCCTCCCATTGCAAGATTGCCTGATACCGCCCCACCAAGAACTAGAGCCGTAGATATATTTATATTATCCGCATAAATTGTTCCAAGCCTTGAAGTGTCCGTTCCTAAATCCTTATATTGAGTTGTTGCACACAACCCAGTTGGACCACATGGGACCAAAAAATTATTGACACTTACTGCATGCCCACTTTGTGAAAGTGTTAATAATAATATCAGAAATAAAACTAATTTTTTAAACATATTTTTTAAATTATTTAGTATAAAATACCCTCACTATTTGGCCAGGAGTTCCAATTGCATAGACCTGATTGAGATCCACAAACTCTTCAGAAAAAGTTCCTGTTGCATACATTGTTTGACCTGTTGTTGTTAAAACCCCAGAATCCCCAACATAAACCTCTGCGTTTCCGGCTGGATTCTGAACCGTAAATTTATAAACAGGAAGGCTTGTAGGATTAAGGGCCGTTGCACCAGCACCTAAAGTTATAGTGTGTGTCCCCGGAGTTCTTACTAAAGAAGCCGGAGAGGGATCAGAATCAACATCAGAAGATGTAACAAAAGGATAAACCGCATAGGTTTTGTAAGTAATAGCCTCCGTGTCATCTGCATTCTTTTTGGAAAAATATATAATACCTTCTTCATAATTAACTGCATATTGTCCGTCTGATAAAGAAGATAGAACCATCAATTCAGCCAAGTCTTCCCCTAATGGAACCTCTTCTGTAAAAGTATCAGAAGAGCCAAACAATATGGACGAAGTATTTTTGTAAACCTGAACAGTTGCAAGGCTTGAGCTAAAGTCTGTTGCGTCTCCTTGAAACCAATTTTGGGTTGCTAAACTAACTGAATTAAAAACATCAAAAACATAAGTGTTTCCGGATTTAGCAATTCCACCAACCCAACCATAAAGAGACCGTCCCTGATTGTCGTAAACCTTTACCATGTATCGACCTTTTGTAACACTCTCAAACATTTTCTCAAGATCAATAGATCCATCATAAACAGTAAGAGTTGCCGACCCATCCGTTTTAACCAAGGCTTGCAATTGTTTTTCGTACTGCATGTTTTCTGGCCTTCCCCAGAAAGATCCAACCCTCACACCTGTTAAGTCCAAAACTTTTTTAGCCTTCAAACTGATCACACCTTTAGAACCTGCACCATCCTTAATAAAAGCCGTATTGGCTATATTAAGCGTTTCGCTGTAAGTAATTGGTGTTTTTGGAGTAAGATCGTCCACCATTTGTCTAAATGTTGGTGTGAACAAACCGCTCCCCATTCTGTATTCCTTCATTTTTTTAGAGTTAAGTTATATTATTAAGTTTTTATTTGAATTTTTCTGCGACAACTGGACCGACAATTTGAACCTTTTGCTCAAAAGATAAAGCATTGAAAGCACCTACAGTAAGAACACCAGCTTGAATTAGTTTGCTAGAGGATTTTTCCCCTATGCCTACCAATTTAGAAACAGGCATAGCTGGATTTAGTTCAGATTCTTTTGAAGGTCCTTTGTTGTCTAAATTAACAACACCTGGCAAATCAATTGACCTTTCACTTCTTATTTTTCTAGCCTCATCTTCATCAAGTTTTCTAGCCTCATCAATCTTTGCTTGCCATTCCATTTCTTTTTCTGGACTGTCTATTTCCTTCCCGTCTCTCGACAAGGAAGCTATTTCAGCTTGAACAGATCTTAGATGAGTGTTAGTTGTTTTAATAGGCTCAAGAATGTCTAGTATTTTTTGTATTACATTGGATTCTTCTGGGCTTTGAGAATCAAAAGACTTTAGTAAGTCAATTTTCCCAATTTGAGTACTTTTAACTTTTTCGACAAAAGTACGATGAGATACACTTATTTGAACAAGTTCATCCAGCAACGAATCTACCACTGTCTTGTTTTCCATGTTTATTTATTAAATATACTTTTGGAGAGGGAATTAATTCCCCCTCACAAAAACCTATTTTAAGAATCAGCACCCGGTAAAATGTAACCGGAAGCACCCGCGACACCCGAAGCATAGTTTTCAAATACTCCGAAGCCCGAGCTTGCTGTAACAAGCAACTCTGCGGCGACATCAGCATGTTGAGCAAAGTTGTTAGAGATGATACCAGAATTATCTGCTTGATCAGTTGTAACAAGTATTGCACCTGTAGCTGTGTCTGTGTTAAGCCTGTAGACTCCATTTCCTCTAATATCAACATTGAAAGCACTCTTGTTTGTGATGATAGCCATTAAAGAAGCTTTGTTGTTATTGACACCAAGAGAAAGATAGTTATCGATGAGACTTATGTCTGAATTATCTCCGTCAAGTTTGACCATAGATAAAGTAGCCAAATCTGGCTCGACCCATCGACATTTTTCAATTTTCAAGCCTTTTGCATTGTTTGTAGTGGTGTTTGTGTCTACTACATACAAGAAGTTCATATTTGAAGCTGTTGCAACAACCTCACAATTACGAAGAGTAAAGTAAGGGGCGTTTGCAAGAGTAAAAACTGAAACTATGTCTGCAAAATTTGCACTGAAAACAACATTTTCTATTTCGATATTACCAGCGGAAACAGGAATAGTTGTAGTAGTGGCTGTATCAAAAGTGATTGTTGGTCTAGCTGTTCCATGACCCAACCCCTCAATTTTAATACCTGCGACATCAAGATTAATTGAAGTTGCATTTGAAATTGTTTCTGCGTGACCAGGTGCAAGCACTATTGTATCTCCAAGATTTGCACGACAAGCACCAACCGCAGAATCAATTGAGCTAAAAACAAGTGGAAGACCTTTTTCTTCATCCATACTGATATTATACAAGCTTACAAGCTCTGCATAATCAGAAGCAGAAGAACTTTTAACTAAAATTCTTTTACCCGGACGGCCATTCGCACCAATTCCTAACTGAAAATTTTCTTTATTCATTATTTTTTTAAGTTAAAAATTAATTTGCGATGACAGATCCATCTCCTTTTGAGAACACTCCAAACTGCCAAGATCTAAACATTGGGGCGAAATAAACAGAACCTTCTCTAAAGAATGCTCCATTCATGTAGTTAGATTCTTTATTGTATCGTGGTCTCCAGCCCCACAACATTTTGCAAGACTTACTAACTCTTTCTGTAGCAATCAATGCCCAATAAGTAGAATATCCAAAAGGTTGATAAGTTATGACCTTTGGAACAATTTTTCCTTTAAGAGTGTTTGGATCATTAAGTTCTGTGCCAGGAAGTCTATCTGCATTAAGAGCTCTGTTTACTTGATCTTCCATTTCTAGTGAATGCCATAGTTCAAATTTCAATGGTCTTTTAAGTTCAACACCTTTAAGATCATAGAATCTTTGAAGCTTTTGTTTTGCTTTCACTATTGATGAATATGTAGGAGGTAAGTGTGAGTCTGTAGTCGAAAAGATATTTCTTTGAGTACTTACACCAGGCTCTTTTGATGGATGATTATAAGCCGCTAAAGCAACCCCATCTCCACCAGTTTGAAAAGTTGTGCCATGAGCTAAGTAAAACATTTTTGAAGCCTCTGTATCAATTCTGCCATATACAGAATTTGCAACTGCCTCAACGTCTTCCTTGAAATCCATAACTCTTTCTTTGTCTTCTTGTTCAATCCAGTGGACCAATTCTTCCGTCCAAGATACCGCTTTGGTATATTTTTTAACTGCAACTGAAACATCATAGCCTTCAATTCTATCTTCTTGACTGTATGGTTTGCCTTCTACTGTGTATTGAGCAAGCGTAAGTCCAGAAGTTGAAGAGAAAACAGGAGCTTTAACTTTTGGCATATAATCCTCATAACTAAATTGTTTGTATGCCAACTCCGAGGAGAGTTGTTCAGAAGTCTCATCTAAGATTTCTGTAATAGTAGGGTCTACTATATTTGATAGATTCTCTATTGTATTCATTGTTTTTTGTTAAAATTTAAAAACTAGTTTTGTGTGTGTGAGAGTCTTTCTAACTCTGCAATATTAACAAGAACTCTTGTCGTTGAGCCGTCTCCGTATGGATCAATTTCGTGAAGTCTTAATTGTCCAGTGTCGTCTGCCAACGAAGCTTGATCTAGTTGAATTGCACCAGTAGTACCTGTGACATCTCCATACATACTTCTATTTGTAGCTGTAACTGCGGCCGAAGCGTCCATTTCATACAGATCTTTAGAATCTGCAACTTCATATTGAATTTTTATTTCTGCGACTGTTTCATTGTCCGCAGCAACTGAAACATAGTGTTTTGCAACACCTTCAATTCTAAGCCCTGCACTTGCAAGGATAATAAAACCATCAGTGTCAAAAGTTATAGGATCACCAATATTTAATATAGTAGAGTTCGCTACAACTTGAGAGTCTAGTTCAGATGTTTCTTTAGACCCGTGTCTTTTTTGCATTTGATACATATTTTGTATAATTATGAATTAATTTTGGGTGAGATTCTTGAATTTACTCAAGAATGCTGTTTGTGTAGCACTAAGATTCTTTTTATTGGCCGGAGGGACCACGTTTCCATCCCCCACACCAGAACCAGCCCCACCGCCCGATTTACTAACATTTTGAAGCATGGCGTTGTCTCCTTGAACATCTACCGAATTAGCTTTTACTCCCCCAGGAAAAGCCAAATTATAAGCTATTCCGAGTGCTGTTGATAGATTGTCTCTAACAAAATCCGGATTAATTACCTTTAGTTGTTCCTCAACCTTTTGGAAGTTAGGATCAAACTTATTAAAGATAATGTTTTTGCTTTCATAGAATGAATTCTTTATTTGATCCGAGAGCTTTTGCTCTCTTAAAGTCAAATCAAAACGAGTTTCTTCTAATGTAGCCTTTTCCGGATCCGTCTCTTTGAGAGACTCAATCCTTTTAAACTCTCTGTGTTGATCATAGCTCTTGCCATACAGTTTCTGCGAAATTTGATCCGCTAAGTCTGTATTGAACTCTGCGATAGAATCAAGTACTTGAGGATTTTTCTCTACTAACTTTTGATTAGTTTCAATTGTCCTTTGATACTCTTCAGACGTTTTTTTAAAATCCCTTGCTGTATTGTCATACCTTTTTTTCCAGTCATGATCTTGAGGATTTTCCTTGTTTGGATCCTGATTCTTTTCCGCTTGCTTCACGTCTTGAGGGTTTGGATTTTCTTTTTTTCCAGCCTCATCAGAAGGTTTAACGGGATTTTCAGTTCCTTTGTCTGACACATTTTGTGAGTTTTCAGCGTTGCCAACATTATCTGCTGGGTTTACGCCCTGATTGATTTCCATGTTTAATTTATGTTATTAAATAGAGTTTCCCCTTTAAGCCTATTACCTATGAGTATAATAAGCTCAAAGGGAAAACCCACACCTTGTTTTAAATGATCACCAACCCAATGATTCTAACGTTTCAGCCTTTGATTCATTATCTTTTTGTGTTTGATAATTTGATACTATTGTTGTATTAATCGACGACAACAAGGCTGTTATTGCCAATGAAGCTCCTTTCATTACTGCCATTTCTTCCGGGGACCTATTTGAGAAGAGCGATTGTGATAAAAAAGAAGATTGCTCATTCTCGAAAAGTTTTATTATGCTTTTAAATCGTGGATCTGCGACAATTCCTATAATGTTTTTCTGATCTGACAAAGATAATTTGCTTTGCAAAACTTTAGACTGTTGGTATAGAGCCAGAAGTGTCATTGCTAGGTGCTCCTGACGCTCCTCCCATTGCTTCTGGGCCTGCTCCTCCAAGTAAAGTTTCGGGCGAATTAATCGCTTGACTAAGTTCGTAACTCTGGGCATTATTATTTATTTTATTAATATTGGCTTGTTTAACCTCTTCCGGTAATATCGCACCTGCGTTCTGTGCGATTAAGTCCGGATCAGAATCTAAAATTGTCTTTTTCTTTTGTGCTAAAACCGTATCTGGAATGCTGTATTGTTGACAAATGAAGTCTGCTAGACCAGCTTTGTCTAATGCTTCTGGGGAATATCTGAATAACAATTCAGATCCCTCCATGAACATTCCTTTTTCGAGAGTTTTAGTTACTGCGATATTTCCAAGTTCGGGGATTGGTTTGAAAGTATATTTCAAATCCTCTCCTTTAAAAGTGAAGACATGCTCTCCTTTCTTAGGCTCTGTAGTAAATTTATTAGGACCTTTTGACCTAAACATTTTTTCGTTTTTAGTAACAATTGACCGTTTCTGATTCTCGCTATCGAAGACTGGAGTATTTATATAGAGCAAAAGAATGCAAGAGTTTATGAGATGAAAGCGTCTTAATCCTACGGAAGTATTGAATCTCATTCCCAACTCAACAACCGCAACCTGAGACTCTTTTCTGATAACAGTTTTTGTAGCGGTTTCATTTGAGCCAGTATTTGCCGTGTCTGTTATGTTTATTCCTGTAGTAATAATTACATCATTATCTGTAGTTTTATCTAAATTCATTGCCGGATCAAGATTGGCTGTTATGTTGAGAGGCATTAAGTCCCGAGGGGCTACTCTAATAAAATCCTGCCCCCACACATAGCTTTCTTCCTTAAAAGGAGACAATGGATCAACCGCAATAGTAGGTTTTGCAACTTTTTTTGTAACATCAAAAATAACATTTCGTACTTTGTTTTTTATTTCCCTAAAAGCCTTAGCTATCACGGGCTCCCCATATCCATAAGGGACTCCGGGTATTTTGTGATCCACAAAAAAAGCTATTGGTAACATCTTTTTCCCATTGTAAGTTTTTTGAATTATTCCTGTTTCCGGTAAAAACTCTTTGCCGTTCATTATTCTCACGTAAGAATCTGTTCTCACATTGTAATAATGAATGAGTTCATAAACCTGTTTTTGATTCCCACCGTACAACTCATCAAGATCTTGAAAAGTGTGAGAAGTTGAGACTGGAGCAAAACACTTAGAAGGATCAACTCCTTCTGGAACGTCCACACCAAAGTGCATATCTGGGTAAAGGTTTCTAATCTTATCCTCCGACAAGTATTCAAACACTGCACAGTCATCAGCGTCTTTAAGTGAAGACTTTTTACAGTTATCGTCAATCAACACATTTCTAAGGTCCACACTATCACACTGGAACTCATGAACAGTTTTCTTCTTGTTTTTCCAAGATATTTTTCCACTGTCATCAACTGACGGCTCCTTAATTTCATAAGTGTTCTCTTCTAAACGTGACCAACTTATAGAAGTTCCAAAAACATTTTTTCCAAGCCATAGCTCAAAAGTTTCATAATCTAATTCAGAATCATACGTAATGCTGTTGTAGACGTGCTTCCAAAGGACCGCTGGAGATTGATCTTTCTCCCCCTCAACAATCCATCTTAAATCTGGGAAGTTTGGAATTTCAGTTGCCATCTTTCTCATCACAATAGAAAACTCTAAAGGATACCTAACATCCGAATATTTAAATCCACCACCAATAAGATTGTTGTAATAAGATTGAATTTCTGGGGATTTTTCTATGTCGTACTGTAGTTTTCCTGGGCCAGCGTCTTTATCATATATAGCAAAAGCAACGAAAGACAAAAGAGAGTTTCTCCACATTTTTTCAAAGTGATGTCTTCTTTCTTTCATTTTAGAAAGTCTCAAAAGGATTTTATGGACCTTTTGATCCGAGTCTTTTCCCCACTTCTTATTGTAAAAATCAAGACCTTTCATTTTGTGCCTCTTCTTTTACGGCATGCGGAGTAACTTTTTTAGCCGGAGCGATTAAATTGAGGCCCATGTGAACAGAACAATCATTGGGCAAAATATATAAAACAGGATCGTTTTTAGAATTAAAAACACTTTCAGATGGAAGATCTTCTACAGTCTTATAAATAAACTCCTCCCCAGTATCAAAAGAATCTACAAGCTTTAACAACGGAAAAGACTCAAAACGAGAGGAAGCGTTCTTATCAAATACGCTGTTTGCCTCTGTTCTTAGAGTTTCTATATATTGATTTAACAAAAAGGCCTTTATAGACAAAACCGCTCTTTTGGGACCACTGTCTCCTGTTTTAACATTATGAATTGTTATTTGTGCCTCCATTTCGTTTTTGTTTTAGATGTCTTAATTTTAATACGAAGACAATTAAAGTCAAATCAAAAACTTACCAATTTGTCTCGTTTTTGTTTATTTGTTTTTTGAAAGCTTGATATTCTTCAAGCCCTCTTTCTTTTCTTACTCGTGCCCTTACCTCATCGACACTTTCTTTAGCTGTAGGCAAAACTATGTAGTTTGATAAGTGGATAGCAATTCCAAGAGCAATAACCGAATCATCATGACAACCATCTTGAGCCTCGGGGAATCCACGTTCATTTATTACAAAAGTCTGACAATCTAAAAGAGTTCTATCGTCGTTTAATTCCCCCTCTCCTGTATTAATGAAAGAGGCTAACTGATTTAATATAATAGGCCTTGTTGTCTCATTAGTGTGAAAACCGAGTGCGTCACTTTTGTTGTCTCCAGCGTTTTGTAAGTTCTTTCTAAAATAAATATTAGGATAATGCAAGTCGTAATACAAAGCTCTGTTTGTTGAAATACCATCTCTATTAACCTCAATTCCAAGGAAAGCACCAATCCATCCAAAAGCACCAGAAAAATAAGAACCGACAAGAGCTCCAATTTTTGCAAAACCGATAGGATCAACTTTACCATACCAAGTGGCCACATGGTCCCCATCTGTAGCGTCATACACCTGTAAACAAGAGAAGTCTGAAGTGGGAGTTCCTTTGGCTACATCCCCTCCAATTACATAATAATGATAAGGGTTTGGCTTTTTATACAACTTAAATCGTCCATTTACACTTTCCGTAAGAGATGGATTTCTCCAATCCTCTCCATCTATTTCTCCAATAAAAACTGGAGCTCGTCTGTGTGCATAATAAAGCCTTAAGTTTGCCATATTAAATTTAGGAGTTCCAGAAGTAACAAAGGCCTCTTCCCAACAAGAAGGGTATTCTTGATTAAATTTAATTACATCCCCCTCACACTTGTTAGCAATAGCCCATCGTCTCCATGCCATTTTCCTTTCGTTGAGCTTGTATGTATTGCAAATAGAGCGTTCTTCCTCCGTCATTACAAAGTCTGGGGCGGGGTCCCTCTCATATTCCCCAAAAGCCCACCAAGGCAAAAACACTGGGATAAAATCATTAAGACCACTTATTGATTTAACCCAAGTATCATAGAAATATCCACCAATACCATTGGCTGTTGACTCAAGAAGCACCATCGTGTCTGGATCATCTGGGATCATTTGAAGGACCGCAAGCATTAGTTTAGAGGCGTTTGGCCAAAAGGCTACTTCTGATCCGTGTAGGTTGTGAATAGTACTTCCTCTTAATTCCGTCTTTTGTGCTGTTGAAACAACTATAGAAGACTCGATTCCTCTTTCCCCCGCTAAACGGGCTTTTTCGTCCGGATTATCAAAAACAAGCTCCTTGCGGTTTGAATACCTTTTCATTGGTCTTATTTCCGGTCTTAATTTTTCGTAAAAGAATTTTGACATTTCAAAAAGATTTTTAGAACCTTCTGGATCATGGGAAATTATTAAAGAGTTTCTGTGTGTTCTTGTAGTTGAATCATGAAAAATTAATCCTTCTGAAAGAGTTGAGATACCTTCTTGCCTACTTTTAAGTATCGCAAGGCGTATAGGTTTATTCTCGTCTTTAAGTTGAGCTATTATGTTTAAAACCTTTTCTTGTTCTGTATTAAAAATAAAAGGGACTACTTGCCCTGTTTTTGTTTTAATTTTAAGCTCTTCTCTGGAATACTTTCTAAAATTACGTAGATCACCTATAAGGGTTTGGAGATCCTCCGGATTTTGAAGTTCCATACTCATTTAGTATTTGATCTATTTTAATAAAGATTCCAGCTCCGGGGACTCCTACAGGTGTATCATTCTTTTGAGGTTTTAAAGATTTTAAGTCTATAACTCGATCTAGGTAATTAAGTCTCATTCCCAAGTCGGGGATCTTTAATACTTTAGTTTTTTTTATGCTTTGGCCCTTATCATTTATGGTAACATTTTCAACTAAGATGGATCTTTTTGCGTCAACTCCGTCTCTTATTCTTTTAACCAAAAGAGAATCCGGAATCCCCCTTTCAAGAAGTTCTGCAAACAGTGGGTCTTTTTTAGCGTCTTCTGTGATTTTACACAAAGACTGTTTTGTTTTAGCCTTAGAACCAGCTATTCTAGCGGCCGCAACTTTAGTTTTTCCATCAAGGAGAGCGTTGAGTAGTTTAACTTTATCTATTTTCCCCTGCGGTTTTTTTTTACCTTTCGGGACCATCTGTTTGAATTAAAAGATTAGAAGCCCTTTGCACACATTTTTCACAACAGGTCCGAGCATCTAAAGTGGGAACAT